CTTACCGTTCTCATACTTAATAGAGGCTTTCGACCATATCATCGGCTCAACCGTCTTCTCCAGGATAGCCTTATAGTGGCTAGCCGGCAGCATCAACAATGCGCCTCGCTTGTTCAACCTGCCGGTTTCACCTGTGCGCCAGAGTAACTTAGCGCCGGGTGCGCCGCCGGAAGCCGCCCACCCCATGCGGGAGTCGTACCACTCCGAGAAAGTTGTTGGGAGTACCTTATTGCTACAAGCAGATTCAACTGCTTCACCGATCGCATCAGCGAGCCACTGATCATATAGCTCCTCGGAACTCCAAGACATGGCACCAGCTGGGCTAATAGTAGGAATCTGTCGCCTAGCGGGGTCGACTCGGCGCATGCGCATCTCGGCGGGAATATCAAGTTTAAGATGCTGTGACCGGCTCACAACGGTGTCGAGCCCGTATAAGAGGCGTGCATTGGCGGCTACGCCACCATAGACGACGTTCGGCAACGTGCCTGTCATGCGACCGCCAGTGTGGAGGGCCTTCATAAAAGTGACGAGATCATGGAAAGAAAGCTTCGCCCAAGCAGCGCAGGTATGAGCAAGAAGGTGGGCCGCGACTAAGCCTCCCTCTCCGAACTGTTCAAGGAGCAGGAAACCCACAATCGTGTTCGATTCGATTTCAGGCGCAAGCTTTATGCTAGCGAGCTGCCGAGCGATGGCGCGTCCGTATGGTCCGAGGTGGGATGGCCGCAAATCCCCGATATTTATGTGGACCTTACCCCCGGGACGCCCGCTTGTTAGTGGAATTGCAGCTGCGAGCTGCTTAAGAGCCAGCGATGTTTGCGCATCTGCGATTCGCGGGGCTGTACTAGCTGCTAGCTGTGCCGCGGACCTGAAGTTGTCACCTTGGGGCAAGCCTGCCAATTGGATGGGCAAGGCCTGGTCCTGCCAGTAGAGTAGACTCGGGATGAAGCGCCAGACCTCTTTAGGGCACGGTTCGAGTAATACGAACCGGACTAAAGCAGAAGCAAGATCTTCTGGCGGTAGAGTTAACGATAGTGAGCTTATAACTTCAGACCAGCACTTCTTGAGACCTAATTTGTATGCATGCTTCTCTGGGCTGAATTTATAGCTAAAGCAGGGCTCTAAGTCCCTGAGGAGAGCTGCCTTAACAGCTGGGCTAGCGCACGAAGCGGGGAGTGCTATAATTCGAGCGAGTCGAGAGCCAGCATGCTGGAGGGGCCCCAACTCGCTTAGGCTTTTAAAGCCGGCGGGTCGGGTGGAGGTATGTGCGTATGACCGTCGGCTAAGTCCACGAAAGTAGTTTGATCAGCCCCTACTGCGGCAGCCCGACGACAGTCAGTTTGTGGGTCATCCGGCGTGAGTCCGGAAAAGCGAACAGCGGGCTTTAGCGGGATGTGGGGTTCAGTAGTGCCCTGGAGGTGCTCAGAAGCGGTCTCCCAACCGTTATCTTCGTCGTCATACCACCGTTCCTGCGTCTCGTGGGCAGCCGCGTCGTTAGCATCCTCGACTATCGGCTCAGTTGGGACCCCTTTGGGGTTTGCAAGAACTGGGGAGGGCGTGGCTTGGGCTTTGGGCTTGCTGGTGGGTGCCGTGCGGGGACGTTCGCGAGCAGGCTTATCGGTCGAGTCGGCTAGCTGTTTACGCAAGAACTGGGCGCGTGCCTGTGCGTACATGAAGCTAGCGGCATGCTTGTCGTCGGGCGGCAATTCGTGCGAGTTCT